TTTTTCATAATGTGTGTAGATCGTTCTGCCATTTGAAGATCGGTTGCACCATAAGACACAATAAAATCTTCAGCAGGAACAAAAATCGCACATGGTCTATCCATGTTTGGATCGTAATAAACTTTTCTAAATGCTGAACCCGCTAATGGCAATGAAAACAAAAGTTTTTCAGTCTCAGTTCGGTATTCAGTCATTCTATCAGTCAATAAGTAGTTCATATATTCCTGAACTCTTTTTGATTGTTGTTCTTTTTCAGGAGTAACCTTGCCAAATATTTTAGTATTTACTGGTCCTGAAGCTGGAAATATCTCACCGACTGCCTGACTTTGAAATCGAACCACAGCCTCTGTAAGCATTGGGTGAAACACACCGCACGCTCCGGGCCAAGGTAGAGTTCGATCTTCAATCTTTAGTCCTAACTGGTCTAATCCTTTTATATAAGTTTCTTCCCAATCGTTCCTAGAATCTCGATCACCTTGATACTGACCAACAAGCTCAGTCGCTAAGATTTGCAAATCATCTTCAGATATCTCTTCTGCTAAATTTGCAAAAAAGTCATCGCTTGGATCAAAAGCATCTGGATTAAAATCAATAATCATTCCGCCATCTTCGGTCATCTCTGCACCATTAGGCTCAATAATATCTATCTCAACGCTTGCTTCTAACTCACCTTCTATTGGTGTTGCTGGTGTTATTTTTTCAATTGCCATAATTAATAATACTCTGCTTTACTTGCGTAAAAGGGTTCATCTTCTTCATCGGAGTAAAGACTGACAAAACCACCTTGTCTAAATCTTAACAAAGCCTGAGTGCTGGAGTCCACTAAATCGTCATGCTCTGCATTCGGAAAAGCCGCAAACTCTTCAATGACTTCATCTGCCCATCGGGTTTCCGGTGCCCAGACTATTCCAGTTGCAAACAAATCTGCAACCGCATTCACTCTTGCTATTTTATCGTTCCCTCTCGATGGGCTAAATTCTGATACAGGAATCCCCATTGATCTCAATTCAAAGATTAAGGGTGTTCCTGCGGCTTTCGACTCGACAATGAACGCATCGGGTTCATACTTCTGCCATGTCTTATAAGCCACTTTCTTCAGTTCTGGAAACTCCAATCGTTCTTTAAACGCATCGAGCAAAATCAAATTGGGAGCCATTCTCCCATCTTCATCGTCTGTGTAAAAGACTCCCCATGTCGTGCAAGCCGAATAGTCGGCACGCTCTGTTTTAAGAAATGCGGTGTCCCAAGACTGAATTAAAAACTCACAATGCGGTGGTCGATCTTCTTCCCATCGATTCCACCACTCTCTTTTAACCAATGCACCTTCTTCACTGGTTGGGTCTTGCTGATATTGTGCAGACCATTTTGAAACAGGAAGCTCTTCTTTAAGGGCTTCAAGTTCTTCTATCTTCCAAAAGCCGGGCCAAAGTGACTTGCCTGAAGGCAGGATTGCAGGAAACTCAATGACTCTCCATTCTTCTCCGCCACGCTTCATACTGGTTTTCAATAGGTTTCCAGTCAAATCTCGTTTGTGCCATCGGGTCATTACCACCACAATCGCACCGCCCGGTTGTAAACGCTGACGAGGACCTGAGGTGTACCATTCAAAAGTCTTATCAAATACTTTGGGATCGGCACTTGCGCCTTCCTGCTCTGAGTGTGGATCATCAATGATTAATAAATCCGCACCTTTACCAGTTACAGCACCGCCAACACCAATCGCAAAATACTCACCGCCTTTGTTGGTATTCCATCGACCCGCAGCTTTACTATCCGCTTGCAGGTTTACAGTATCAAATATCTTTTGGTAATCCTTTGAACCGACCAAGTTACGCACCTTTCTACCGAAACCCACTGAGAGTTCTGCGGTGTGTGCAGTCTGAATCACCTTTCCTTCTGGCTTATGTCCTAGAAACCACGCAGGCAATAGATAAGACGCAAACTCACTCTTGGTATGTCTAGGAGGCATATTGATAATCAAACGCTTTAAATCGCCATTGACAACACGACCAAACTCTTCAGCCATGATCTTGTGGTGATCCCCTTCTATAAATGCGGGCCAAACCGACTTTACAAAAGTAATAAAGTCACCCTGACAATCTTCTCTAAACTTGGCTTTTTGTAATTCTTCGAGTTGTTTAAGCAACTCCAGCTTCTCATCGTAAGAAAGATTGCTGATGTTCTGTATCGTTTGTGAATTAATCTGCATTACAACTGAGAAACATCCATTCCAAATGGTGTCATACCACCTTCTTTGTATTGATATGGAGCTTTCTTAGATACCACTTTGCCATCTTTAATGCTGGCTACCAATAAATCTTCGCCTGTTACCTTACGACCCGATCTAACAATCTCTTCAATCTTGCCGGGTTTGATATACATATTTTTAATCGCACCCATTGCTTCTTCTACATTCATCGATGATGGCGTGTCTGGAGAAATATTAATTCTTACATCCGCTTCTCTAAATCGTTTGTCTCCGCGACCACCTGATCGCTCTTTACCCAAACCCTTTAGTCTCGGTGGATGATCAGAAACCCTGACAGTGACCCTTGCTGGATTATCCATACCAAGTCCCACATCTTTCTTTAGCGTAAAATACTTAGAGCCAGAACCCGATGCACTTGGTGCACCAGCAATACTTCTGTCTCTTTTAAACATTTGAGTCAACACATCCGATGTGGCTTCAATGTTTTGTTTGTCTCCTGCTTTCTTGGGAGTCAGCAAATGCATCAGCTTTGAGTTAAAAGGAAGTTCCTTACCCATAACCTTCACCATTTGATCCGACTCAAAAATTGGGTTTTTTGTAATATTGTCACGATGTTTTCTTCCTCGAAAGATCATTCCTTTCTGTGCTCGACCTAGTTTGCCTGCTTTCGATACCGTTTTCAGTCCTAAACCCAAAGGCGCACCCACACCAGTCAACAGCAATGCATCCCCTAAAGCACCCAATCCTTGCATTCCTGCTTGACCGAACTCGCCTGCTTTTAAATTCTCCATCATGCTGACACTTCCCTCCGCAGGGTACATACCCATTGCATCTAAGATTCCAGCACCCGGCGCAAAATAGCCCGCAGTGGTTGCTAACGATTTAATTCCTTCACTCATGAAGCTCCCGCATTTGTTCTAATAAGTCCATTTCCTTACCATAGCGTTTTTGAAACTCAGCTTTGTAAGGGTGGCGGGAAACACATTCAGTGGTATTGTAGCCAGAGCGATGATGTCCCCAGCATAGTGGTATTGTCAAGAAATGCGCCCCCGCCTTCGTCCTGCCTTCGATATGGTGCGGCTCACAAGGAGTGAATACACTCATTTCATTTCGGCAGACGATACATCCGTGTTGACAGATGAAATCCATCCACTGCTTTTCTTCACTATTGGGGTTCCTTCCTTTCACCTGAACTCAAACCCAATGTAAAACAGCAGGGCAAACAATATTCTCCATACCACTTTCCAAATCACTAATACCACCTAGTATATTACCAGCTATATCTATACCAACCTCTTAACTATCTAGTATTTAACCAGTTGGTAACTTACTAGAGACGGTATATCCACTGGATTATAGTATTTAACACCTCTTCACAGTTTCTTGTCAAGGAGTTTCTGCGTCAGATGAGCGGGGCGGATGGTTCGATGCCCCTTTTTTAGTAAAATGCCCTTAGAAACAAGCTCATCCACTAAGGAATGCACCCATCCCACGCTTTTTACACCCAAATTCTCCGCAATTTCCTTGTATGTAGGCGCACAGTAGCGTTCAAGCCAGTAATCCTCCACAAACTCCAGTAAATCCGCCTGTTTTTTTGTTAAATTTTTTTCCACACTAGGATTCCTTGAGCTAATTCCTGATAAATAAAGGTAAATGATACCAGAATGGTAGATCAAAGAAAAGAAGAAGGGGGGGGTCATAAAAATTGGGAATCTAGTGAGTGAATTACTGTTCGGTGGTGTTCTGCTACAATCAATAGCTCTAGGGGGGGGTGTAGGGTAGGGGTGTATATGGGATATTAGTTAGTCTTTGGGGGTAGGTCTTTGGTGCGCAGATATGCGGATGGGATTCTAGTTAGTCATCATTGCCTATGACTAGCTTTAGTTTGTCTCTGATCTCTGACTCTAGTTCAGCAGTGGTCTTATTGTGGTTGACTGTGACATTTACTTTGCTCTCAGGATTAAATATATCGATCTCTCTGTGCTTGCCTAAGAGTTCGAGTGCCTTGAGTCTACTGCTAGGGTTATCGCCTTTGGTTTCTTCCACTAGACGTTCCACAATGTAGCGAGAGAGAGAGTGTGCTGTAGTTTGTAAATTGGCTTCTTTCTTAGCTGTTAGTGATTGCACCCTTGAGGATATCTTGGGGTTGTTTAACAGTTCATGTGCTGATCTGTGGACACTACTATCTTTTGTTCCTTGCTTGACGTTGTATATCTTCCTGTATGCATCTGAAGCTGAGTTGCCTTTGACGTATTCTTGACAGAATAGTTCTTGCTTACTGGTTAGAGTAGGGATTGATTTCAGTTTAGGTCGATCAGTCATAGACTGATTATATGATGCTCATCA